ATGGCTTATCTTACAAGCAATATTCCATACACTAAGGTTTGGATTAGAAAAGAATTTACACATGGACATCAAAAATACCACGGTGAATTTTTGCACGGATTGGGGATGAGAAAAAAGTAAGTAAAAGTATTAAAAGACAAGAGGGTAAAATTGAAAAAGAATCTGAACGAAAACAAAAAAAACTAAGAGAACTTAGATTTGATCCAGATAAAAGAAGAAGTTCTGGAGGCGGTGGTGGTGGATTCGGAGCACTTAGAGGTATGGAATCAAATTTACCCGGTAGAAGAAAAATGGCAAAAGGCGGAGAAGTCGTAGCAAAGAAATCTAAGAAAAAAGGCAGACGAGGTATGGGAGCAGCGACTCGAGGTGGAGGAGCGGTAGCATAATGGGAGCTCCTCAGGCAGTTAGTAAAGGCATGAAATTAGCCTATAAAGTTTTGGGTGGTAAAAATGTCAAGGCTCTTGAAGCTGCGGGAAAAACTAACGCTGAAATAATTAAGATTGCTGAAAAAGAAAGAAAAAAGTATTTAACAACAGGTGTAGGCACTAATTATAATAGGTATGGAAAAAAAGGAAAAAATCCTAATGTAACTGATGCTCAGAGAGATGCAGCGAAAAAAGCTGCTATTGATAGAGCTAGAAAAACTGCAGCTAGAAATAAAGGGGAAAAATATGATTTTCCTGAAATAGATGAGTTTGATCATCCCCTTGGAATTGATGATATAACTGATATTGGTTTGAAAGACGGTGGGTTAGTTTGTAAAAAACCCAGAAAGAAAGGCAGACGAGGTATGGGTGCTGCCACTAGAGGAGGAGGAGCGGTATCATAATGGCTACTACAAGTGTAAGACAAAAAAGAGGTAAGAAAAAAACTGTAAAAAAGTCAGGTTCTAAACCTACGAATCCAGCTTTATACGCTAGAGTAAAAGCTGAAGCAAAACGTAAATTTGACGTATATCCATCAGCTTATGCAAATGGGTGGTTGGTTAAAACGTATAAAGCAAGAGGCGGAGGATACAGCTAATGTCTCTGAAAGAATGGTTTGGTAAAGGACCTAAAGGAGATTGGGTAGATATAGGAGCTCCTAAGAAAAAGGGAAAATATCAAGCTTGTGGACGCAAGTCTGCCAAGAGCAGCAAACGTGGTTATCCGAAATGTGTGCCAAGAGCAAAAGCAAAATCAATGACTGCGGCACAAAGAAAGTCAGCAGTACAAAGAAAGAGAGCCGCTGGTAATCCAGGTGGCAAACCTAGAAACGTAGCAACAATTCTTAAAAAGAAAAGGAGAAAAGCATGAATGTAAGCCCAAGAAAAAGAATGGCTATGGGAACTAAAATGGCTAAAGGAAAAGCTAAAGGTGGTNCTGTAAAAGCTAGAATGGCTAAAGGCGGTGCTGTCAAAACCAAAATGGCTAAAGGTGGTGCTGTCAAAAAGATGATGGGCGGTGGCATGATGAAAAAGGGTTATGCTAAAGGTGGTGCTGTAAGAAGAACAAAGATGGGCTGATGGCATATCTTACGAGCAATATTCCATACACTAAGGTTTGGATTAGAAAAGAATTTACACATGGACATCAAAAATACCACGGTGAATTTTTGCACGGATTGGCAGTTGCGGTCACAACAATGCCCGACAGATGCCTTAGTTTTCAGATCATCTTCACCGGATGTGAAACAGACGGAACAGAAGAACCGAATGTCACCGGAGGAGCAATGTGGGCTCGTATGCCAATCACAGCCCTCTGCGGAGACATCACATTCGATGACTGGCCTGAAAGAATGGAAACACACCTTGCTCAACCGTGGGATTGTCCATCACACCATCACACAGTTTTGGAACTTCAGAGGTGTAAACCATCTCCCTGGTTATGTAAGATTGACGGAGATTTCTATAGTGGACGGTATTTATTCACTATCGACTATACCGAAAGTGAAATCGCAGATTGTCCAGCCCAACACAAACAGAGTCATGTTATTGTGTTAACTGAAGGAAAATGGGAAGGCAATATGGTCGCTTTACCGAACAACAGGGTTAGAGTTACTTCCCCTGCATTATGGGCTACTGGAGAAGGTGCTCCAGATTTTCGCCCTAGTCAACATACGCATTGTGCAGAACAGGATGACAGTTACATGGATCCTGATGTAACATTTAATAATCTTTATAGTGAGGAAGAAAATGGCGATTTCAAGAAAACAAATGCCAAAACAACTAAAAGGAAACAGAAAGCCAATACCAAAAGGAAATAAAGGTTTGGCTAAGTTAAAAAAAGTAGCTCCTCAAGTTGTTGCTAAAATGGGTTACAAAAAAGGGGGTCTTGCGGCTAGTTTAAAAAAACTTAAAAGATCACAAGGTTCTTCGCCTGAGGGAGAGGTAAGTCCTCGCATGAAAAGAAGAATAGATAAAAAAATAGAAGAAGAAAAAGCAAAAAAAGTAGTACCTAAAACGAGAAAACCTGCAAAACCTGCGAAACCTATGACTCCTCCTACAGGGAGAGCTAGACCTCTTCCACAGAAACCTCGTGGAAGAACAGGCAAACCAAAATTTAAGGGAAGGGTGTATAACATCTAATGGCTACTTCAAACACAACTAGTTTTAATTTAAATGTTGATGATGCTATAGAAGAGGCATATGAGCGTTGTGGTATGCGTATGACTGCCGGATATCAATTAAGCTCTGCAAGACGTTCTTTAAATCTTTTATTTTTAGAATGGGCAAATAGAGGTTTAAATTTGTGGACAATTGAGCAAGCAAGTTTAAGTTTAGTTGCATCTACAAATAGTTACAATTTAGATAACGATGTAGTTAATGTTTTAACAGCAGTAGTTAATGATACAAACGACATTGCGATTGATAGAATAAGCAGAGCCGAATATTTAAACTTACCAAATAAAACTACAACTGGTAGACCTGCGCAATATTATGTTGAAAGAACAAATGTTCCTAAGATTTATGTATATCCTACTCCAGACAAAGCATACACATTTAAATACTACAGAATTAGACGTATACAAGATTCTGGAGATTATACAAACACACTAGATGTAAATTTTAGATTTCTTCCTTGTTTATCGGCAGGACTAGCATATTATTTATCTTTAAAATTTGCTCCAGAGAGAACTCAAGTTTTAAAAGGGTTTTATGAAGAAGAATTTGCTCGAGCAGCTGCAGAGGACAGAGATACTGCTAGTGTTAGTTTTGTTCCTCAGGTAGGGTCATAAGATGTCTGGATATGCTTCAGGAAAATACGCATATGGACTATGTGATATTTGTGGTCAAAGATACTTTTATCAGGATCTGAAAAAGAACTGGAAAGGATTTAAAGTTTGTCCTGAAGACTATGAACCAAAAGAAGCGCAATTAGAACCTTTAAATTTTCGATCAGATGCAATTGCTTTGTTTGAACCAAGACCTGATATAGAAGAAACATTAGAAGTTTTTGTAGGGGGAACTGGAGATAGTACTTTTGAATCTGATGGTATGAAGCCCTCTCCTGTATCTAAAGGTATAGTGGCTTCTGCAACAGTTGGAACAGTAACGGTGGTGATAACATGAATTATAGTGAACTATTAACAAATGTAAGAAATTACACAGAAGTAGACAGTAACGTGTTTACAGATGCGGTTATTGATACTTTTATAACTTTTGCTGAGAATCAAATTCTTAGAGAGATTGATTTAGATGTCTTTAAAAGAGAGGCAACTGCTAACATGACAACTGGTAATAGATTTTTATCTACGCCTACAGATATTTTAACGCACCGTTACATTATGATAACAGATGGTAATGGCGATCAAGTTTTTTTAGAGTTTAGAGATCAATCTTTCATGGAAGAGTATTGGCCTAATTTTTCTAATACTTCAACTCCTAAATATTGTTCGGTATTTGACTCTGACACTTTTTACATTGCGCCAACTCCAGATCAAGATTATTTAACTCAGCTTGGATACATTGCAAGACCTGCACAATTGTCTTCTACAAATACAACTACATGGATGAGTACGAATGCTCCAGAAGCGTTGTTTTACGCTGTATTAATTCAAGCACATAGTTACTTAAAAGGACCTATGGATATGTTGCAATTTTTTCAACAAAGCTATACTCAAGCTTTACAAGGCTTGGGAGTTGAACAACAAGGTAGAAGAAGGAGAGATGAATACAGAGACGGAACTTTACGGATTCCATTAAAATCTGTTTCCCCTGGTCCATAAGTGTTGTAAAATCTAATTTTAAAAGGATTTTTATGTTTGAGATGAAGGCAGGTAGCTTGCTACAACCAATAGTAAAAACAAGTCAAGACGGAGGTCTTTCTATGGAAGATTTGACGGAAGCTTGCGTTAGTAAGATATTGTCTGTCTCTGAAACAGCTCCTCCACAAATAAAGGAACAAGCTAGATTTTTTCAAGATAAATTACAAAATGTAATTTTTCATTATTTAAACCAAGCAGCACAGTCTCAAAAGGACACCTGTGTTCAAGTGTGTCTCAAAGCCGGAGAACACAATGCTGCGAATATTTTAAGGAGATTGTAATGGCTATCAGTCAAGCAATGTGTACCAGTTTTAAGAAAGAACTTTTAGAGGGAAAACATAATTTTCTTGCTTCTGGAGGAAATAGTTTTAAAATTGCGTTATATACAAGTAGTGCTCAATTAGGTGCTACAACCACGGCTTATGCTACATCAAACGAAGCTTCTGGAACAGGTTATACTGCGGGAGGAAATGCTCTCACAAATGTAAACCCTACTACAACTAACACTACAGCGTATACAGATTTTGATGATGTTTCGTGGACAAGTTCTACGATTACTGCAAACGGAGCTTTAATTTATAATGACACACAGTCAGGAGATCCTGCGGTAGCTGTCTTAGCTTTTGGTTCAGATAAATCTTCATCAAATGGTACGTTTAGTATTATTTTTCCAGCCGCAGCCGAATCTACCGCTATTATTCGTATAGCTTAATGGAGAAAAGTTATGGCTTTAATTCAGGCTGATCGAGTAAAAGAAACCACTACTACGACTAGTACAGGCTCTTACAATTTAGCAGGGGCTGAAACAGGGTTTCAGTCCTTTTCTAATGGTGTGGGTACAAACAATACTTGTTACTACGTTTGCACAGATGGTACGGATTATGAGATTGGTTTAGGGACATTAAGTGGTGCAACTACTTTAGCCAGAACAACTGTCTTTACCTCATCTAATTCTAATAATGCAGTTAATTGGGGTGCAGGAAGTAAAGACATTTTTGTAACGTATCCCGCTAGTAAAGCTGTGCCTAAAGGAAGAAGTGTGGGTCTAAGTTTAATTTTTGGAGGATAAAAAATGGCTGCACCGAATATTGTAGATGTAGGCACAATAACTGGTAAAACACTTACTTATGCTTTATCTAGCACAAGTGCAACAGTTATAGCAACCAATGCTGCATCTAGTGGAAAAGTTTTTAAAGTAAATAGTTTAGTAGTAGCTAACGTAGATGGAGCTACTGCTGCTGATATAACCATTACAGTTAACTCTGCCGCTAGTGGGGGAGGTACTGCTTACGCATTAGCAAAAACCATATCTGTTCCAGCGGATGCCTCTTTAATTGTAATAGACAAATCTACTGCTCTCTATCTTGAAGAAGATAAATCTATAGTCGCTACTGCTGGTTCTGCTAATGATTTAGAAATTGTTATAAGTTATGAAGAGATCAGCTAATGAGCGACAGGTATCCAGGAGGAGTTCTTTC